CGATGAAGCTGATCTTCAGACCTTCTGGATAAGCGGCTTCCATCCGCTTTCCAAAAGCCTGATCCCCTTTTTTGTAGAAGCTGTTTGGAGTCATCCAGGCTTCTTCATACGTGGGGTTCATCATGCTGTTGTCGGCGGTCATGCCGCCCATGGCGCTGACCTCGTTCAGCCGTGCCAGCTTCTCAAAACTGGCGTTTGACGTGGTGCCGCTCTCAGCACCCGCTTGAATCTTGTCGTAGACTGCCGGGAACATCCGGCGCGCCTCGCCAAGGTCAATCTCGCAGCTCTTCACGAGAATTGGCGTGCAGTGCAGTGGGTTGTCGCCCTTGGCCTTCGGGTCGCAATCGATCTCGAGAGGGGAGTGCAAACTCCACTTCACGCCCGCGCGCGGCACCCTCTTTGTGCCGGTCATCTGCATGCTGAGCCGGTTGCCCTCGCCGGCGGCGTAGTAGCTCTCCTGGCCCATCCATGCGCCGCATCCGGGGCACTTCATACCGTCCGCCGTAGTGGCTGGCGTCTCGGTGGCGCAGGCCGGGCAGCGGTAGCGAGCGGGCTGCTGAATTTCCATGTCGGCGAATTCGGGCTGCTCGTCATAGCCAAACATGTTGCCGTCAATCACTGCGCGGGTGTAGCGGAAGTAGCTGCCAAACAGAAACAGCATCTCGAAGACGCTGCGGATAATCTTCCGTATTTCGTTCTTGCGCTCGATGATCCGGATGGCATCGCCGGCGGCCTTGGCGGTCACCGTATCTTTGAGGCTGGGGTCGGCGTCGCAGGGCTTGATTACCGTCTTCGGCACCGCGCGGCTCATGGTGCCCGTGAAGACATTGCAGAACATGAGCGTAAGGGGATTGATCCAACGCTCAAGGTCGGTGTCTTCGCCGGTATCCTGGTTGTTGCTCCGCGCCCAGGCAAGCGCGTCATACCAGCAGTTGGTTGCCGTGTCCCAGCGAATAACTTGGATGCCGCGCCAGTAGAATATGTTCTCGGACCATTGGCGGATGCGTTCGAGACGGTCCTGCGCCCAGCTATCGCGGTACTCGGAGATTGTTTCGACGAGGAGCTTCTTGTCTTCTTCGGAGACGTTGCCGGTTGAGAAGTAGGATTGCTCGTCGGGCGCGGTGGTCATCGGGTTCTGGCCGCCAACCTGCGCGACCTTCTGGGCGGGATTACCCCCACCAAGACCACTGAAGCTTGGAAGTCCGCCCAATCCAGCCAACGTCGCCGCAGATCCCATCGACTACACCCTCGCTCTGAATTTTGCTGGAATTGGACCCTTGCCAAACTCGGTACTAAACCGATTCAGCACTCGGTCAAAAGGCGTCGAGAAGGGAACAGGATGATTTGACCCGTTGTCGATCTCTTCTGCTAACCTGATACTGTTGACGTCTTCCGCCGACTCAACGGCCTGGATTTGTTTGGTGCGGTCAGGGACAGCGCCAGACAGAAGTAGGTCGAGCAGCCTCTGCCGCTCGACATCAGAGGCTGCTAAGCGGCGCTCAGTTTCTTCCAGTCGTTCTCTGCTGACCCACGGAAATATCCACATTTTACGGCCACTCCACCAACAACACGCCAGTTGCGAGAACGCTACTGACCAGGCTCAGTAGAGGTGTTCCCTGCGCTCCCACGTAGTTGCCTTGGCCGCCATGCACACGTCCAGCGTCACCGCCAAAAATGATTGGCTGATAAGCCCTGCCGTTCTCGCCGGCTGTGTTGGGAAGCCAGGTCTGCTCTATAGGATTGTCTCGGGCGGGGTTTGCATGGTTGGATTCAGGGTCGAGATAGTATCCCCGCAGGCCTTGCGCAACCCCGGCGTTGTAGTTGGGGTCTTCCTGCACCTCTACCTTGCTGCACATGATCGTGGTTGTGATCAGTGTCAGCGCTCCGCCGGCGGCATTGATCGGAATATTGGTCACTTTTGGATTTGATTGGGACATGAGAACCTCGGTGCGATTCTATCACTTTTGCTGCGCTGGGGCTCTCTCGGATTTTCGAGCGCCGCGTCAATATCTTTGGCGAGTCCAGCCTCGATCTGAGCAACTATGGCTGGCGTGAAGACGGTCAGAGTCGAGCCCGCGCCAACCAGCCGGCCAAGCAATCCTTCTTTTCGGGATGCTCCGCGACGATCTTCTCGTAGGCCGTGACGCGCTCATTCTGGAACGCCCGCACCAGCTTGTCAGGGTCCAACAGGTTCGCACGGTCCACGGTGCCCTTCCCCAGCTTCCCGTCTTCGTCGATGATGCCCGAGAGGTCCGCAATCGCGCGCTGAAAGATGCACACTGCGGTCTCGAATCCTTCGTTTACCGCGCAATCGAACAACCGCTTGGCAACCTCATTCGACACGATTTTCGCCATCGCCGGAGCCCAGAACTTGCACCGGTAGAATGTTGAAACGGCGGCCGCACGTTCAGTCACAGGAAGCCCCGCAATATATGCGTACGAAGCTGGCCACACATGTGAGTTTATGCCCGCAATAGCAAAGCCTCCGATATCCGGCGTGGCCTCATAGGTGAGCTGGGAATCCTCATTGTGGAGGGTCCAGGCCAAGCAGGTTGCAAAATCGCTCATATTACACCTTCAAGCGCTTCCCTATAATAGCGCGCGGCTTATTATGATTTGAATTGCGCGGGCCGGGTCATGCTGGCTACTGCCCGGCGTGAAACGGGCTAAATCCACGCATAGCCAATTCAGCACGCCCGCGCAAACTTTAGTGGGCGCAGATTGCTCTACGCCCACGGTAAACGGTTACAGTTTTTTGAAGCCGAGATCTGGCTGTTTCTCCACCTGATCGTTCCAGCGCCGCGATAGGGCCGTGCGCGGTCCCTCTCCGGGCCAGCGGTGGATGTGTACCATTCCGTGCCAGTGGCTCTCGGGCAGGGCCAGCATAGCCTTTCGCAGCGTAACCGCATCGGGAAGTTCATCCCCGGTCTGTGTGCTCTGTGTGGCCATGTTGGCGATCAGGGCTTCCAGAGCAGTGAATGCGATAGCAACGAATGTGGAGTATGGAGCCGTCTCGGGAATCACGTTCAGGATAGCAAGAACTGCGGTTTCAGCCGTTTCCACGTCGGTAAGTGGGGTTCCAGTATGCCAGTTCGCCGTGGCAGTTTCCAGCGTGCTCGCAGCGGCCTCCAAATTGGTGGCCAGTATGGGATCCTCCGCCTTGGCCGCGTTGGCGATCTGGTCGAGAGCGTTTCCGGCAACCTGTCCATCGGCAGCGATCTGACTTTCGGTGACTTTACACATGATTCATTCTCCTTGTGGTTGTGCGCCGGAGCGCGGGTTAAACGTGATAGGAAGATGTTCCTTCGAGAGCTGGCGTGAAGTCGATGGCACCATTTTACCCGAGCCTGAGCCGGCGTTAGAAGCGCAAATAGAAACATAAGGATCAAGGAACGCATGGAATCCTTTCTACTTGATAACAGAGAGATCTTGCTGAAGCTGCTGGAGGTCGAATCCGCTGGGCGATCCCTTGGCGGTGAGCCAGTCGGGCGAGAGCAGGGCGTGCGCCTCGTCCACGTACGCCCTCCAGAAGGCGGTGGTCATCTTTTTCGGCGCGCCCCAGGTGATGCAGGTAAACCCATCGGGGTCGTAGGCGGGGACGAAGACCGCATGGCCGCCCCAACTGCCCGCCGTCGAACTTCCGCTGCCGTCATCGGGCACCACATCCCACATATCCTGCGATTGCGCGGTGAGCGGCAGGCTAACGCCGATGTAGACGCCGCCAAACAGGGCAATCGACTGCCGGACTTCGACCAGATTGGCGGCCTTGGCGTCGGCAAAGGCGAGCAGCTTGTGGCCGGCCAGCCCGTTCGCCTTGAAGTCTGTCAGAACGTCCAGTTCGATGCCGCCCTGGTCGGTGGAGGGATCGGCGGGGTTGTAGCCGTCCCACTGCTCGTAGGACGCGAGGATCGCATCGTCGGGAACCGTGATTTCCTGGCAGGAATTGGCGCTCCACACTTGTACGGCATGGCCGATGCCAGCGATGGTGCAGTCGCCCAGCTTGTCGTTGAGCATCATGCCCCAGCTTGCGATGCCCCTGGTCCAGTCGGCGGCCGGCGGCGGCGCGGGCAGCGAGGGCGTGAGGTAGTTCGCCAGCATCAGCGTGCGCGTGTCGGTTTTGATGGCCTTGCGGCCAAGTTTCAGTCTGGGTTGGTCAACCATGATTCTCCTCATTTTACGCCGGGTAGTAGGCCGAGCAAATCGAAAGCGACTTCTCCTGCGCTCTGCACCAAGATAGTCAGCGCCATGAAAAACAGGAAGACAAATGCAGCGAGGACGATCACGCGTGTCATCGCAGCATCGGGTGGACGCCGTATCCCGCATAGGGAAGCAGGGCGTAGACCAGCCAAACAAGCATGAGCACGGCAACCACGACACGTACCACTTGTGCGACAGGGGGAGGCAACGGAATCATCGTCAATACCCACCAAATCACCGAGAAAATCAGCAGCACGATCAAAAGCGTTACGAGCAATGAAAGCATAATGAATCTCCTTCATTTGGGGTTGATGGTTGGGGGAGCCGGAGACACTGTAGTGGTCGTCTCTAGCGTGGTCGTCTCTAGCGTTGTGGTCTGGATGGCCGGAAGGGGACTTTGCTTTAGGTACAGGCCAACTGCAATCAGGGCTTGACCGATGCAGGCCTCGGCGAGCTTCTCAAGCCCCGGTCCCGTCATATTGAACGTAAGTGGAGCAATAATCACGAGAGGAATTGCTCCTCCTGCTGCTCCAATCGCTGCCGCAAACAGGCCATAAGCCCACTTTTCAGTCGCTGTCATCCTAGGCCCCTCTCGTGACGCTGATATTCGATAATCGCCTCATCCGAAATCTGATGCCTCTCTGCCCACTCCCGACGCCAGTCACGGGCCGCGTGGGCTTTCTTGAGAGTCTCCTTTATTTCCGCCTCCGTTGGATCCTTCTTGCGGCCAATCACCGGCCAGGGGGGAGGAGGTTCTGGTGGTCTGAGCCCCATCTATTGCCTCGAGTAGAACTGGGTTAGCGCTAACAAAAAGATCGCCAGTGCGATTGCCGCCCCCACTATACTGATGCGGAGCGTGGATGCGCGATAGTGCTTTTCAAGGGCTTCCCTGATCTCCTGATCGCGACAGTTGCGAAAGTCTATATCAGCAGCTCTTTGTGTTGTATTTTCCACAAAGAATTTACGTGCCTCCACTTGAAAGTCGCGGTAATTGGAAACTCCTTCCTCGACTCGTCCCACGCGCAGATCCAACACGGCAAATCCTTTATCCACCGATCCCTCCAGTTTAGTAACCGTAGCACACAAATACGCGCACGCTTCCTGCACGCCTTCCCGCCGCTCCATTCCCTGTCGTTTATCTCCCTCGAAGGCTTGCATAATGGCCCCTTGTTCTGCTACCAAGATTTTATCGTACTCGTCCATCATCCGCGCCGCCCTACGGGCTTGTCCCGGCCCTGCTCTACTTCCACGGCATCAAGCCATAAGCCCAGTCTAATGAGGTTGAAATGTTGATCGAGGCTGTGATGCCTGTTTGTGCCGCCGTTGGAATAGCATATTCACAAGCCGGACCGTTGATCGGATTCACCAGGGTCGTTGTCAAGGCGCCAATGCTGCCCACGGTGACTGTGGCGCCACCGTCCTGATCTTCACAGAATACAATCAAGCCTTTCGCGGTCGTAGAGAATGAACTCGAAATTGGCTGAGTGCTCGTTCCGGAGCCATACAAATAGGTGGGAAGAGAACTGTTGTTATAGTCGGTTGTGCTGATGCTTCCACCCTGGAACTGCAAAACGAGGAGCGTCAAATAAGGGTTCGAGTAGGTGCTACTGCATGTGAATGTTGTTGAACCTGCCGCCGGATGATAGAAAGCAACCATTAAAGTGTCAGCCGTACTCGGTGAATTCAGGTGATTCCCCAAACTTGAGGTTTCTATATTGGCCGGTGTGGAATTGATAGATAAATCTGTATTACTTGAACTCTGTCGGCAGAACACATAAACGATATCGCTCGGGCCAATCGTCGAGGCCGATGTGGTGATGCTCGTACTAGACGCACTGCCAGACGTGGCGTTGGTCTCCGTCGCGTAAGTGGGCGCGACGTAGACCGATGAAAAGACGGCCCGGTGATTTCCCGTCATTACATTCTGGCCACCGCCAATCGCCAGCAAAGGAAGAAGCGCGAGAAGAATAAGCAGTCTCTTCATTAGTAAGTTCCTCCCACAATCCATGTCGTTTGCGCGCTGGTCCCGTCCGCCGCGAAGGTAAAGACAATTGATCCGCCGCTGGCGATGGTGTAGTGGCTGCTGCTCACTGCGCCCGTCGCCGGACTTGGGGAGCAGACCAGCGTGGAGGTCGAGAGCAAGTTATTCGTCCCATCCGTTACGGCGATGGTGCTCGTCCCTGAGTTGTTCGTGTAGCAGTTAATGGCGGTGATGGTCCAGGTTACGCCGCTTTGGTTGTAGCAGGTGGTTTGGTGGTAAGTTCCCCCCGTGATTGCGTTTGTGCCGTCGCCTAGACCCGGCTCACAGGACCATGTTTTGTACTGCGATGGGATTGATCCGCCACCGCCGAACGGCTGAGTCCAGGTTGTGCCGTTGCAGTAGCTCTGCTTTCCATCTTCCGAGAGAACCCATCCCATTGATGAGCATGAGCCAGTGGGGGCAGTGCCTTCAAGGTACAAATAACCGCCGCCATAGGTGTCTATGTAACCTCCAGCGTAGTTGGCGCTTAAAGTCATCATGCCCGTTCCGTCAAATATGTAGCCCACTAACACATCGCCAGTCGTTTCAATGTATCCCGGAAAAATTGGATCGATGAGGGGGGCACAGTTGCTTTCGCTATTACACGCTGTCAGCGTGAACCCCGATGTGCCTGGAGCGGACACGGCAGCACCCCATGCCTGGGACATTAAGGCAATATTCGAGGCAGGGAAGGGATTGCTCATCAACCCGAAGGCTTCCATATCCACGCCCGCATAATCCCAGTATTGCCCGGACGAAGCGTTGCTCGTGCTCTTTCCCTGCGCTTCCAGCCATGTGTTCAGCGTGAGAGGGCTTGTAGCCGATCCAAAACAACCAGAATAGGCTGGAATCAGATTTTGGACTACATACGCTCCTGCTGCGTGAGCTTGCGCCCAGAACGATTGAAAGTACCCTTCGATTGCGGATACAGACTCTCCATTGCACTGGTCGTTGACGCCACCCTCTTCGAGAAAATACAAGGGCTTACCGGTAACTGAAGGAAGAAGACTGCCGTACATGGCGTTGAAATTGGTTGCTTGCTCGGCGACCAATCCGGTGTATCCCCCATAGATACCGGCGACATCCACGCCGTTGCGCAGGTAGAAAGCATTCACGTTCGCGAACGCGGGCTTGCTCGTGGTCACAATGGGCAGGAAGTAAGTTGCGTCCTCTACCGTTCCTCCTGTGCCGCTTACGCCTGTGCAGGATGTCTGAATCTCGAACTGACTGGAGCTCGAACCGGAAGAAAGCACCTGAAATAACTGTGTTCCTGTGCCGTAGTACCCGTTACCTGTCGGACCGTTACGGAGGCATATCGGGCTGAAACTGGCTCCGAAGTCAACCCATTGATTCGCCGTGAATGCATTGGGAGCTGTTACAGTGCACAGACCTCCAGACGTGCAACTGGCCGCCGTCGCGGTTACTGCCGCACCCAGAGTATTTCCGCTGTCATCCACCATGGCTGAGTCGCCAGTAAAAACAACATTCGCCCCAGATACAATGCTTCCTATCCCGGAAATTGGTACCTCCACGCTGACCTGTTGGCCATTTACCTGCCATGTTCCGTTGACATACCCGGACTGCGCAGCAGGAGACGTGTGGTTGAGGTTTGGAGATGGGACTGTGGCTCCGTTGACGCTGATCGTGCTGCCGGAGGCGTTGATTGTTACCACGCCTGTGCCACCGATGGGAGAGATTGTGATGTTATTTCCCGCTGTGATCTGAGTGACGCCACCCCCACCCCCACCCGAGCACGACGAGTTCTGCGCTGCATAGGCGCTTCCGGACCAGAGATATGCTATAGAGCAGGCGGTGCGGTCATCGAGGATGGTCACGTTGGCGTTACCGGTTGCCGAGGTGATGGTCGAGGTTATGCCGCCAAGCAGACTCCAATCCGGCGTGACGATGACCTGGTAGGGCGTCGTGCCGGCCCAGTTGATTGCCTCCTGAAGGCCGCCAGTCGCCGAGATGAAGTAAAAATGGTTGTGGCCATAAACCGGCGTGATCGAGATGGAGCAACTCACAGGGTCAGTGCCAACCCATGAGATGGTAACCGCGGTCGGCGTCACGATCTCGTTGTGGATTGGCGTGTCTATGTCGACGATCTCAACCGGAGTGCCCACCGTAAAAGCATTGATTGTGATGCCGGGATAGACCGAGCCCACGGTCGGCATGCAGTAGGAGCCATTATTCCATGAGTACTGGCCCAGGTTGCCCGCCGGCACCTGCCACTGGCCAAAGTTGGACGCGTAAAGCAGCCCGGCCTGGTCGGCTGTGCTCAGCTTGGCGCCGGTCAGGGTAACCTGAGACAATGCGGCGGCTGCCATGCACGCTCCGGCCACCATCGCTATTGCAATCTTTTTCAGCACGTCAAGTAATCCAGGCATCACTAAGCCTCCACCCACTGCAGCCACTTCTTGCGCGCCGCAGCAAGGTAGTCTTCCAGCGAATGATGATTCATGAACACCGTAATGCGATCAGCGCGGCCTAGCGCGTCCACTATAGATGCTGCGCTTCCAGGATCAGCTTGCGAACGCCTGGTAAGCCAGGGAACACTTGCCGATCCGACCACCGGCACGCCCATTCCCACCGCGTCAGCCGCAGTAATATTGAAACTCTCGCTAAGCGACACTTGCATACAGACGTCCATTTCAGCAACCAGCTCCAAGAACTCAGGACGCGCAAGCCACTCGTGCATCACTAAGGTTTCTTCCATGTCGGCAAACAGGGCCTCAATGTTCTTTAGATTATTGCTGCCGTTCTGCTCAACACGACCACCATTCATGTGAAATACCAACGGACGCTTTTTACGCTTTGCCCACTGGATAGCGGCTACGGCTTGAATAAGCTGATTCTTCAGTGGCCGAATAGCGCCAAAGCACCCGACGCGCAACTCACCGTGAGGTGTAGGACGCTCGGCACGCGGTCTGCTCAGGGGGTAGTAATTGGGCAGCCAAATAGAAGGAATCAATCCGGCTAAATCTTCCACCGTCTGGCCAGAGTTGAACGCCACTTCCACGTGCGGCAACTTCTCGTAAGCCGCCAGCCACTCGACGGCGCAGCCCTCTTGGGCCAAAAATGGCAATTCACTGTGCGCTCGCACGGTCCACTTAACACCGTGATGAATAGCTGCCAACTCATCTAATTTGGTAGGCGTGACCCACAGGGCCTCAATAACTACGCGCTCTGGCCGGTATCGCGTTACCGCGGCATCTATACCGTTAGCGTCTATCACGTCAACTAATCTAGCTTTGATGCCTTCATGCATCAACAGGTCAACTACAAACTGGGCAGAGTTACGCAACCCATTGGAAATAACCTGGTCACCGTCATAGTCATGCGTGCGCTTGATGATAAACAGAATCATATTACTCAGCATCCCTTCAGGCCATTAAAACAAGTATATTGAAGCGGCCCCGCTGGTTGGCGGGGCCAATGTTGTGGGAGGGCTACTGGAGAACTTCCACAGTCAACTGACGAAGTTGCGCGCCGCCGGTGGTTATCGCGGTGGTTGCGGGAGTGAGGGTCACGGCAATCTGATCTTGAGCGGTCAGATTCACGGATGCGGATGCCGCGCGGATAATGTCTGCCGCAGGAGATGCAACCGCAGTTCCAGCCAAGGTGTAATTGGCCCAGCCGTGGGCTTCCAATGTGCCAGTCGCACCCGTAGCGGTGGTCGTCCAGTCTGTGCAGAAATTGAAGTTGACGGCCGCCGAGGCGGTTGTGGCACCGCTCACCGCTGTGAACGGAGTGATTGTAGTGACGCCGGGAATACTCGCCAGCGTGGTGGCAAGGGTCAGCGTTCCAGCCGTGCTGTTGGTGGTGGCAAAACCGCTTCCGCAAATCCTGATAGTGCGTCCCAGAGAGTTTAGATAGCCTGCCGGCAAGTTGATTTCAGCGAGAACTCCAGTGGAACCAGAGCCAAGGATTGCGACAGCGGTGAAGGATGGATAGCTGCTCAGCACCGCCTGAAGAGGAGAGGTTGTTCCACCCGACGTCAAAAATGCGTTGTTGATCGCGGGGACCGTTGCGGTTCCGGACGTGATGGTGGTGATTGTGGCGCTCGACCCAATTGCGCAAACACCATTCAGCACAGTTTGGCCAGTTGAAGCCGATGCGCAGGACGATGCGTATAGGGTTTCGGTCCCTGTCGATCCGGTAGCCGCCACAGTCACGGCAGTCGCAGCCGAAATGGTGACTGCTCCTGTCGATGCAAGCGCTCGGCCGTTCAGAATTCCACCGCCTAACGTGATACTGGTTACGGCAAGAATGTTGCCGTTAACCGTAGACGTTGCGACAGACGTGAACGCGCTGCCAGCTACAAAAACCACATTCGAAGCCTTAGCGCCATTGACTAGCACAACCGATTGACCGGTAGCGAGGTTGATAGTGGAGCTGGAAACAAAAACAAAAGTGGCGTTGGGGTTATTTTGCGCATCGAGAATGATGCCCGTCGCCATTGTGAGAGCCGTCCCTGTGTAGACCCCTGAGGTGTAGGTCGATGCTGTTGACCCATTGCCGGAGGTGCTCAGTGTGCTCAGCCCGGAGAGTGTGGCTGATAAGCCTTGGTAGTAGCTGATCGCGGCAGTGAGCGCCGTTTGCGCGGCTGCGGCGTTAGTGTTATCGATCACGGCAGGAGGAGTCAGCACGCCCGCTGGAAAACCAGTGATGCTGGCAGTTGGCGATGAGCCAATATTCCCTCCGGTAACGACCGTGCTTCCGGTGTTTGTAATGCCTGAATACCCCAGCAATGCGTAATTTGCGGCAACTCCAAGTTTGGTCGTAACAGAAGAATTATCCCCGGCCGGGCTAACATAAAGACGCCAACCGACAGCGCCGGTCTCGGCGGCAGGGCTGGTTACGGTGATGCTGTTGGTGGCCGTGCTCGTCCCGGTAGTGATGGTCGACGCGCTGTCAGACGAGATAGTTGTCTCGCCGCCAATTGCCGTCACGTAGGTTGCGGCCAGGCGGTAGGTCGATCCGGTGATCGGGATTGTGCCGCCCGTGCTCGACGTGGTGATGATGCCGTTGGTCGTTGCGGAGCTCGAGAGCGCAGCCGGGGCCGCCAGCGGGGTAACGCTGGTAATCGCCAAACTGCCGGTCGGGGCGGATGCAACGTAATTTGTGCCGTTCCAGCTGTAGTACGTCCATGGCAACGTGGTGGTGTCAACTATGCCTACGTCTGAATTGCCCTTAACGGAGGCAATGATTGACGCTGGAGTCGGATTTCCGGGCAGAGCCGCAACTGTCTGATACCAGTACTTGTCCAGAATCACGTCAAAGACCGGCGCGGTCTGTTGCTCGGTTACAATCGCTTCCTGAAGGCCGGCAGTGCCGGAGCTCAGTACAAAGCTGGTGTGTGAGTTTAGCGTTGAGGCGGAGAAGCCGCAGGAGCTGGCGCTCTGGATGGTCGCAGTCGGCGTCACGATCTCGCTCGTGGTTGAGCCCACGCCTTGGTCAGTGATCGCTACGGGATAAAAGACCTGTACTCCCGCCTGGTAGCCGCTGAAGACAAAGATGCTGGGAACATTGCCATTAGTTGAGGGGGTGAAGTTGCAAACACCGCCATTGAAGGTGTAAGTGTCCGCCTGCTGGCTGACGATATTCCAGCCGTTGTACGCCCGCGCAAACACCCAAGTCGGCGGGAGGTTGGTCTGGGCGAAGGCAATAACGCCACTCAGCGCCAGAATCGAGGTGGATAAAACAACCAGCACACGGCGGATGACCGCTCCAATGCTTTTCATGTCTGAACTCCTTCGGAATCAATCTTGTCATCAACTTGTCAAGCGCCGCAAACAGCGCTCGGATAATGGAGCGGTTGGCTACGCGGCCTCGGGTGGCTCGGGTGGCTGTGCGTCTTGCTGCGCCGGGGAAAGTTCCGGCAGCGGACCAGGGCCTGTTGCCGTCGTGCCATCAGAGTATATTTTGGTCTCTGTTTCCGGCGTGCGCTCAACCTTTGGGCCTAGTGGATTTTCCCATCCGATATACAGATCTGAGCTCCAAGGCCGCACGTCATAGGCTGGCTGAAAAACCAATGCCAGATCGTGGGACTTGAGCGCATGGCCGGGAGGCATCTCGCGCGCGAAAGCGAGGTCAAGATGTTCCTCGGCATCGAGCGGCTGGCCCAGCTTCTTGATAACTTTCCGGTCGGCTGAGATGGGAGCGTGGACGCTCACATCTAGCACGATCGCATTCAGGCGGTGAATCTCTCCATCGCCCGACTTCTTGACCAAAATAACAGCATCACCGTATTTCAGGGCCATGGCAGCCCTCCTTTTCCAAAACTAATACCCAATGCAGCTTAGCAGAGGAGTCAGCGTCATGCCGCCGTGGTCGGCGTTTCGAACGAACAAGTAGTTCACGCTCGATATGCCCCATGACGTGATCGATGGGACGGGCATTTCTCCGTAATCCGTTCCTGTGACCTTTACTGAAATTTGTGGAAAACAATACGACGTGAACGGAATTGGCCAGGAAGTCGACAGCACAGTCTGAACCGTGGTAGTAGCGGCGCCCTGAACCCATTCGTATAACTTGCCGTCTGCGGTGATTGCACAGCCGGATGACGCCGTGCTCGTGTAGGCCGCGCAGGCCGCAGAGTGTGTTCCTGCCGTAATGGATGTGATCAGACCATATGGGTCAACTGAAATTGACGCTGGATAGGTATATGTTCCGGCCACCACGCCACTATCCTCTAACCCAACCGTTGTTACCGCGCCGGATGTCGAGACTGTTAATGGGGAAACAAAGTTTGCGGTAATTGCTTGTGTTACCGCTGTGCCGTTGGTTTCCCAGGTCTGGTAATAAACCGTGCTTCCGCAGGCATATGAGGTATTGTAGGCGGTGCCGTCAGATCCGAGGCAGAAACCCGAGGATCCACCATCGCCGTTGACAAGATATCCTCCTTTGGCGTTGATGTAGCTGCGATTCCCAACCCCCTCCACGTCGACGCCATAGGCCGGCAAGGAAGTACCAACGCCCAGCGAGAGCACTTGGCTGATGCTGTAGCCGGTCATGCTCAGCGGGCCGCTGATCGACTGCGGAGCATGGTTGTAGGGAATGGCAAGGATCGGAATCGGGTAATTAACGGTGCCATTGTAGTACGGCAGGCCTTGGCCGAGGTTCACCGTGCCGCCCGGTCCAAGCAACTGCCAGCGCATTGGATAGCCCGGCATCGTTGCGCCCGAGGGCGTCGTCAAGCTGACATTGTAGCCTGTGCCTGTGGGCCAGCCGGCGTCATTGGCGATTATCTTGCAAACCGTGGTGTTCGTGGTTGGAAGCGCCGTGCCCGACGTAAGAGGTGTGCTTTGAGTAAAGGTCGCGGCTCCCATCGTGGTTCCTTGCAGGGTTTCTGATCCCGAATTTGCCCCGATGTACACGTTCATTCCAACCGCGGTCGCGGGCATTCCGCTGGTTGGTGGGCTCACCTGAAGCTGGCCGGTGCCGCTGAGCTGCACTTGAACCTCAGGGCTGACCAGCGTCACATGGCTCGATGTGTCGTACCAGCCGATCTGGACGTAGTAGTTCCCGGCAGGAAGCGTTCCGGTGTAACCAGCGGCTACGACGGGGACGTCAAGAGGATTCTGGACGCCAACCACCGAGCCGTCCGTGCTGGTCGCGCACTCGGCGGTTGTCGGCACGACAACCGGGGTTGTCTGCGCGGCGCATATTGACGACAGAAGAACAAAAGCACAAGCAGGGAGCTTCATCGAATAGTCCTTTTAGTTCCAGATGGCGTAGTTGTAAACGCTCGAATCTGCTGCTCCGCAGAGCACAGTGAACCCAGTTCCAGCCGTAGTAGTCTTCATGGCTGGAGCTGTAGAGATTGTACCGCCTGGAGTGTTGAGGCTGATCGTCACGTCAGAGGTAATTAATCCGTTGGTATTGCTCACGGAAATCGTTCCCCCGGCTGTGCATGTGAAAGTTCCGCGGCGCGCAGAGCCGGTCGCAATGTTTCCGCCTGATAATGTCCCTACGACGGTCAGATTGTTCACTATGGGGCTGTCTGTAAATCCAGGCGTGTTGCTCGATGAGGTTGCATTGTTCAGCACACTGTATGCCGGCTCGCTGGCCAGCGTCAGCGCGAATGTGCCGCTCGTTGTAATGGTGGAGGGATCGACAGCCAATATCGAGGGAACTGTTATCCCGATGCTGGTCACGGTTCCTGCCGCAGGAGCAGCCCATATGGGTGATGCCGATAGACCTTGAGATGTCCAAACGTATCCGCTCGTACCTCCCGCCGCAACAGGCGCCAATGCGGCGGCATAGGTTTCGGCGTTATTCTGCGCTGAAGCTGCATAAACCGAGGCATTGGCCTGCGCTGTATCTGCTGCACCTGCTATATCATATGCCGTGCATCCAGTTGTGTTGCCGTTTGGCAGAATACCGGTCGGAGCGTAGCCGGTAGCGCAGAGAGTGGGCGTGGAGGCAAACGCCGTGGCTGTGGCAGCGTTGCCGGTCGTGTTGGCCGCTATGGTTGACGGCAGGTCGGCTGAGACGATTGCGCGCGGCGTCATTGCGCCTGAAGTTCCGTTTGGGGAGGCAAGGAACAGGTTGGATGCCTCACTGGTCCCGGTAATTGCAATAGTGCCGTTGCTTGTAACCGGACTGCCAATGACCGTCAACCAGTTTGGAACTGAGATTCCAACGCTGGTTACTGTGCCGCTACCTTGCGTGCCGACGTAGACCCAGACGCCGTAAATGCACTGATAGAGCGATGGGGGAGTGGTCGAGTTGTTCGTGTAGAACTGGCCAGAAACGACGCAGGTTCCCGTGGGCGCGCCGCTGCCGTAAAGGTTCCCAACTTGCTGTGTGGTGTTTGTTCCAGGAATGAAGAAGATTTGGGAGGGCTCAAAGCTGATGACGTTGTTGGATGCTGGCAAGCCGTTCGCGCCCTGCATCTGGCCGGTCAGGGTCACATACTGACCAGAGGCATCGAGCGCAAAGCAAAGCAGTAGAAATCCAACCGTTATGCGGATGATGACGCGAATCGCGTATTCAATCACTTCGATCTCCTGTAGGGTACAGCGGCTGCTTTACGCCGATACTGAATCCTTCCCAACTTCTTCCAGCATCCGCTGGCGGCATCCCGTGCGCATTCCGGTCCGCATGGCTGCTGGCGGCCGTCCGAACTGCTCTCGCTCAGTTTACGACGCTTCTCCGCCTCTATGCCAATCAGTGGCCTGCCGCATACCTCACAATACCGCAACTCAGCCGTTGTGACCTCGCTCTGACCGCCGGCCAAGTGGTCTTGCCAGGTCAGCCGCTTGGCGTCGCGGGGGTTCAGCCAGACGCGGTTTCGACTCGCCAGAGTGCCCAGCGCGCCGATCTTCACGGCATGAACCCATTCTGGAAGTTTCTGCAGCGCTGTCGTGTGCACGCTCCAGGCGTAGCGGCGACGGGTGGGGGTAATGCCGTGTTCCTTCAGCTCTCGACGGCGCGCCGCGCGCCAGCGCGGCTGACGGTTGCGGGGTGGATTTGTGTCTTCAAGCATTTCTCTCCAATGCCAACAGGCAGCCCGTAATGGCGCTGCCTGTTGGGTGCTGCTGCTATGTTGGGACTCAGGACTTGCAAGATTGGCTGGTCCTGCGCTTTTGCCTATACCTTGAGCGCGTCTCGCAGATCTAGCGCTCGGCAATCCGTCCAGCTTTTTCTTTCCCTAGCTACGCCCCTCTCTGTTTATGGAATGGTGCCGGAATTCTGTTGCCAAGCTCCCGGCTGGCTCCGACGGTGGTTAGGCCGCCATTTGAAGCGCCACGGTGCGGGCCGGGAAGGCCAAAACCTTGGCTGACTTCTTGCTGTCACGTGTGGTGGCAGTTGCTGTTTGGTTCTCGTTAAGGTGAGCACCGGTCCCTGCACAGTCCACAAATCTCCAGACTCCCGTCGAAACCGTGACGGCCCCCCATTGGTGGAGCCGGTGGGAATTGAACCCACGTCCGAAACATCCTTCAACTCGCTTCATACCATGCGTACCCTGGGCGATTCGTAAAGACTGCGCCGCCTCCACCACTCATTCAAGCGAGGAATGAGACTCTTTGCAGCGGTGTTTCGGACGGGAAGAAGCACTCAAGACCCTGTATACGCATCTCGCGTATCACCATGCCGCTGCAAACTGTTGGTGCCGGGGTCTGGACTCGAACCAGCGACCTCTTGGTTATGGGCCACGCGAGCGACCACTGCTCTACCCCGGACACAAAAACTATCGTCTTCCACTGGACCAAACTCCTCGTCGAGGTACGCTCGCAGCTTGCTCGGAACCTCTTGCATTAGTTCGACACCAACTGCATCACCTTCATTGGCGTTGGAGATTCCCAACCGCTGATGACACCCTTCCAGCGCTTGCGGCCTATAAGCCTGATAGCGGGCTCGGCGTGCCGGTGTTCCTTGTTGCTCCGGTCGGTCCATGTTGTCTCTACCCATTCAGCCGATCCCTGGTCAACCAGTTGAGAAGCTTTGATGCCGGTGATGTGGCCATGGTCTCGGCCTCGACAGGCACCGATGAACGGCGCCCAATTCTGTCGGCCCGCGATAACACAAACTCGATTCGGAAACTTTCGTGCTGGCACTGCCGACTCCTATGGTGCAGGTGAGTGGTTTGTCCAGGCTCTTTGGCCCCTGGCGGCTTCCGCTTCGGCCCACTCTGGCCAGCACGCGGATCTTCTGTGGTGCCCTGTCCTCGTACGCACAAAGCTTGGGCGTACCCCATCCCCTTCTATTATCCGAGTTTTGAGAAGGCTGTCAAGTGGTTTTCTGGCCCTTGTTTGCCCTTGATTCGCTTGACTTTCGCCTTATTCTTCGGAGAATGAACGGCCAAAGTGGCCAGCGTGGGGAGCGCGCCAGTTGTCGCCAGGGGTGAGGCCATAATCGCCGATTCTGGAATTCACGCTCAGGTTCAGCTCGCTCAAAACATCCTCCGGGACATAGCAGTGGTTCCGGTTCGCACGAATCCACGATACCACAATTGGGTCTGTTGCGCCCAGGTTTAATGGCACGCCTTGTTGAGCGCAGATCTTCTCATATCCGCAGGGTGCTGGCGGGGGTACAACGGGCCGGTGTCCCGGCGCTCCGCGGCGTCTAATTTTCATTTCTTTGGCCTTTCTGTGATTGATTCAACCATCGCAATCCGCTCCCCAATCCACCTCATCACGGGCACGGCCATGCTATTCCCGAGGGCTTTGTAGCGCGGTCCGTCCGCTGTCTTGGCGGTGATCTTCGTGTAATCGTCGGGGAATCCTTGCAGACGCTCGCACTCGTGTGGAGTCAGGCGGCGCACGGCCATGGTTGGCGTCATGACCGCTTGCGGTACTGTGCGCGCCTCAAGTGAGTACGATGTGTCGTCATCCCGCACCCCTACGCCATCCGGACCGGCGTCAGGGTTCTCGCAGATAGCACGCTTTTGAATAGCCACGGCACCGACGCCGATTCCTCCACGCCCCCCGTTCGGAGTGAGCACCGCGTTCGCTGTGCCATCCTCGCGGATTTCAAGCGTTGGTTCGCCGTCACGTCCACGGATTGCAAGAGTCATCACCGCAACCTGCCCCCCGGCGTTCTGGTGCGTGTTCTTGTGACCCATGCTGCGCAGGGTGGGGCTTACCTCTCCAACGCCGAATCCGTTGCGGCCTGACGCCTTGCAGTCGAACGCCACATAGCATTGCTGCTTTGCTTCAGGTTCTGCCGCTAAAGCGCCTACTGTCTGTCCGTCACCGTTGAACAGTCTTATCTCGTCACGAGCGTTCTGGACGAACGCCACCGGAACAAGCGGCGTACCGCGGCCGGTCCCGTCTTCGCTGGCATCAAAGCCATCGGCGCGGAGCGCGTGCGTGACCAGCAAGGATTCGCGGCTCTCGTTATCTGCGTAGGGGTTCTGAGTCAGTGGCGCGGTGATCAGTTGACCTGAATAAGCGTCTTGACCGTTGTAGCTGCCGGGATGCGCCCCTGGTGACAACGTGCCGGCGATCAATCCTCCATCGCAGTCGAAGTCGGTTCCGAGTCCACCACCGCCGTGAGTGCGCGCGCTAAGGCGGGGGGGCAACGTCTTTCCGCGCTTCTCTGCACGGCGGAGTATCCCCCGACATGCTTTGGCGCTCAAAAAGTACCGCGGCGGAACGATGCCAGTCTCCAAGATGTCCGACAACGAAGACGCGACGCCTGCGCTGTGGAACTCCGAAGTATTGAGCGTCCAGAGTTCGGTAGGCGAACCCATACCCGAGTTTTTGAAGTCCGGCCAGGAAACAGGCGAACGCATGGCTTTCGTTTGCGTCATCTTGCCATCGTCCATCACCGTCGTGAGAGTGATCGGGAGCGTGTTTGGAAGTGCTGGAATACACTCCGGGGACGTTCTCCCATACCAGCCAGCGGGGCCGCAGGCGTTGAGCCAGTCTAAGAAATTCAAGCGTGAGGTTGCCGCGCTCTCCAGCCACACCCGCTCTGAGTCCTGCGATACTGAAGTCCTGACAGGGGGTTCCACCGACAAGAAGGTCAATTGGCCCGGCCTCGTTTGCTTGGATTTTCGTGAAGTCGCCAAGGTTCCTCGTTTCTGGATAGTGGTGAGCCAGCACCGCGCTCGGAAACTGGTTAATCTCGGCGAACGCCACGGCCTGCCATCCCATCGGTCTCCATGCCACCGTCGCCGCTGAAATTCCGGTGCATACGTCCAGGTATCTCACACATTTCTCCATTCGTCGACCATGTCGGCCCACGCTTGCAGCATCTCGCGGCGCTGGTCGGCATACTCGGCCCGGTTGTAGACGCCGCGGACGCCCTTGATGGTGTGGTTGAGCGCCTTTTCAATCACGTCCGGCGCGTAGCCAGCCTCACTCAGCAGCGTGGCGGCGGTGCGGCGCAGGTCGTGAATCGTAAAGTGCGGCATCCCCCACTTTATCCTGGTCATGGCCGCATTCAGGGTGCTGGCGCTCATTGGCTGGGTGAAGCTACTTTCTGCTGGCAGCAGGAAGGTTTGCAGTGGGTTAGCCGAGTCGTGCAGTTCGGTGACGATGGCCAGCGCCTGGCGGCTCAGGTACACGATGTGCGGCTTTCCAGTCTTTGAGTGCTCGCTCGGAATCTCCCAGATGTTTTGCTTGAAATCGAACTCGGCCCACTCCGCCAAGCGTAGCTCGCTCTTACGGCAAAGAGTCAGCAGAATCAGGTGCAGCGCCAGCTTGTGCGCGCGGCTGATCCGGCTCGTGTAGAGCGTTGAGATAAACTGGCCAACCTCGATGCGGCTCAACGTCCGGCTGCGCGTCCGGCTGCGCGTGATGAACTTCAGTGGTGTGGCGTGCGCCGGGTTTGCCGTCGCTGCGCCGCAGACGATCGCATAGTCCCACATCCGCTTGAGCAGGTTGCGCAATGCGGCGGCGGCGGCGGGCCGGTCCGCATCGCGCTTTTTGAAAATGATCTCGCGCAGCTCCGCCCCGGTCACCTGGCTCATGATCCGGTTGCCAATCTCCGGCCAGACCAGCCGCTCCAGCATTGATTGCAGCTCTTTGGGGTGCCTGCGGTCCCGCTGCAGAACCTCTTTGATGTAGTGCGCGCCGAACTCGCGCACCGTCTGCCCGCTGTTTTTCATGTGCTCTTCCTCGCGCGCGGCGGTCGCCGGGTTCTCGCCCTTGGCGACCCACTCCGCAAGCTGGGCGCGGCGCACTCTGGCCTGGGCCAGCGAGACTCCCGGCCAGCGGCCGATGGTCAGGCGGCTCTCGCCCAGGCGCTCAGACCTGTAGCGATACCGCCAGACCTTCAGGCCGGTCGGCATCACTTCCAGGCCAAGGCCTGCCGCGTCGGTCGTTGTATAGCGCGCGGCGCGGCGCTTCAGCTTGCGAATTGTGGTTTCAGTCAGCACTACTCAGTTTCCGTCTTTTTCTGTGGTGAAAGTCTTACCTCGCCAAAGCACACAGTGCCTTCGGTGAGTTCGGCGCACTCAATGACCTGCTCTTCGAGCTCTGGAGAACGCCAGATGCAGAGGCCGGCGAAGATGCGAAGTTTCGCGGCAAGACCTGCTTGGCAGAGAATAGAGAAGCCCGCCTCGATGCCCCAGCCCGCCTCGATGCCTGAGCCCGCCTTGATGCCCCAGCCCGCCTCGATGCCCCAGCCCGCCTTGATGCCCAAGCCCGCCTCGATGCCCCGGCCCGCCTTGATGCCCCGGCCCGCCTTGATGCCCAAGCCAGCCTCGATGCCCCAGCCCGCCTTGATGCCCCAGCCCGCCTCGATGCCTGAGCCCGCCTTGATGCCCCGGCCCGCCTCGATGCCCTCGCCCGCCTTGATGCCTGAGCCCGCCTCGATGCCCAAGCGGCCGGCGGCGCGAATAAAGCCGAGTACACGGACCCACCCGAGCGATGCTTCGACTTCGATGTGGCCTTCAAATTCAAGATCACGTGAGCGGATGTATTCGTTCCGCTCATTTAGATCATCCTTTGTAATCTTAAGAATTTTCATCTGTCTGCTCCATCTTGCGCAGCGGATGACCGCCGCAGTTGTGGCTCTTTTGATGGCACTCGCGGCACCGGGTGACGACGTTCTCCAGGGTGTCGCCATACATGCGCTTGCTTTTGACGTGGCTCATCTCACCGATGGGCAGGTCAAACTCCCGTGCGTCCTTCTCATCCCAGGCCACGGTGCGGGCGCAGTCGACACAGATAAAGTGGTCCCGATCAAAGCAGTCCCGTCGTAGCTTCGTCAGGGCCTTGCCGTACAGTCGGACAATCCCCGTTCTTCCCGGCTTCCCCGATCTCTTGCGCCGCTGCTGGCTCACTGGCCGTATCCGCGTCGTGCGCTTCAGTGGTGTTCGTCTTGGTATCCAGCTCATGCTTTTGCTCAAATTTTTCCAGTAGCTCTATTCCTCGATTGAGGCGTTCGTTTGCCGAAGGCTCGGGTTCCAGCCCCAACTTCAGAACTTTTTGGCCGACGCCGCGCGGATCTCCGCAGTCCTTGTGACGAGCGACCAGAATGATGTACCGATCATGCCGGTGAATGCTTCCGCTGCACTTGTCGCAGCGCATGGAGCCGCTCGGCCGCGGCGGCTTAGTCTTTCTCGTTTTCAGCGTGCGAATCCAACGGAATATATCCATTGGGTAATCTCCTTCCAGTGCTCGATGACTTTGATGATCAGCCAGATTGTGAAATATGCGACACATGTGACACTCATGGCGTTGACGATCCCTTCCACGCAGCCCAAGCCGTTGTCTTTCATGATCTCGCTCAGGTTCTGGTCGTGTGGGTTGTGGTGGTACTCGGTTTGGCTGTGGGCGACGTCGGCTGCCGGCTCTGTGCCGGGCAAATCTGAAGGTGATGAAAAAGGCATTTTGACCCTCCTTCTTACTCCGTATGGACACAATAATGGATACAGAATCAGTTTGTCAAGCGGAAAACGATTAAAATCAATCTGATTTATATGTGGTACAGGAATATTTCGCATTTTTCTCTTGACAGATACGAGTTACTATGAGTAACTTCAAACCATGGCAAACAAAGTAGTAGCGAAAAACACGCGCATCTTGACCGAAGAGGGGCGGAAACGCATCTCGGCGGCTCAAGTCAAGCGATGGAAGAAATACCGCGCAGCAAAGGCTGAGAGATCAGCAAAAGACGAGAGATAGCAGCCACCGTCCGGCGCGTTCTCTCGGGCGCGCCGGAGCAACCCACAGCATACGCAGTACCGGACAACGTAGCCTAACCATCCCGCCTAGCGCGGGCACGGTCATGGAGCCACACAATGCTAAATCCGACACGCTTGCTCGATGAAATCTTTGACGCCTCAACCATGCCGGACGATCCGCTGGCCGTGGCCCTGGCGAAGCAGTACGACTTTGCGTGCTCTGTTCACGATGAGTGGCGTAAGTTTGAGTCCGCGCATTGGCTTGCGCAGGCCAAAGAGTTTTCACGGTTGCACACGAACTGAGGAGGTCTTGAATGTACCCATTGCAATGGCAGGATTATGCGTGGATTGGTGGATTTTTGGTTGTTGTTTTGGCGTTGTTCCTGTATTGGCGCGAAAAAGTCCGCCGTTGGATTGAGGAAGACCGACTGGAACGCGAGCGGCGGCACCAGCAAGAGGCATTTGCCATCGCCTACGCGCCAACGCCCATCGTTGCCGCTCCAGAGGCACGGCACCCCCTTGATGCCGTGCCATATCCCCTCACGCCTTCAGATCGTCATCATGAGCCAGAACCTGAAGCACCGCTTCCCCAAGGTTGAGCTGTAGTTCTTGACATCCTCCCCTCCCTGAAGGGAGGGGATTCCTACGAGCGCGGCTAAGCCGCGCTTTCGGTGGGTTCCTGCTTCAACGGGCCTCTTACTTCAAGGACTCCTCGACAGGCATGATCGAGGGCGTAGCCCTCGATGCGGCATAGTCCTGCCGCAAGGGCTGCCCTACCGGCAGCCAGGATATTGAGCGAAGCTGCGTCGTCGGCGTTTGCGGCGAAGCCGCATTCGACGCATACGAAGTCCGCTTGGGTCTTTCGGCTATCCTTCGAAACATGCCCGCAACAAGGGCAAGTTCGGGACGTGTTGATTGCGGGAACCGCGATGAGGAGGCCTCCACCCCAAAGCATCTTGTATTCGAGTTGGCGCCTGAACTCAGCCCAACCCTGGTCGAGGATCGCCCGGTTGAGACCGGACTTTTGCCTCACCTGCTTGCCTGGCTCATCGAGCGTGCCGCTCGCGGAGCGAGACATGTTGGACACCTTCAAGTCTTCGATGACGATCATTCCGTGGGTTTTGGTTTGAGTCGTCGTGAGCTTGTGAAGGAAGTCTTTTCGGGAATTGGCCACGGCCTGGTGTAGCTTTGCTACCTTGGCCTTTGCCTTATTCCAGTTCTGGGAGAATTTCTTCTTCTTTGCCATCATGCGCTGATACCGGCGAAGGCGGGTTTCGCGCTTTTTGAGGGCATTTAGGGGATCGATATGGGTGCCATCGGAGAGGGTCGCGAAACGAACCACTCCGAGATCAATACCCACTTGAGAGGTGGAGAAATGGACGGGGGTTGCAACTTCATATTCGACTTGAATCGACGCGAACCACCTGTCAGCCTTGCGGCTGATCGTGATGTTCTTCGCCACGCCGCGCATAGCGCGGCTATTGCGATACCGAACCCAGCCGATCCGGGGGAGGTATATCCGGGAGTTTCCCTCTTCGATCCTGAATCCTTGAGGAAAACGGAAGGAATCCTGACATTTCCCCTTCTTTTTTGGAGTCGGGCGTTCCGCCCGGTTCTCGAAGAAGTTCTTGAAGGCTTTATCGAGGTCTTTCAATCCTTGCTGAAGCACCTGAGAATGAATTTCCTTCAACCAAGGCTTTTTGACCTTCCATTCTGGAAGAAGAGCACAGTTCTTGGCGTAGCCAAGATACTTCGGTAGATTCAAAGCAGCATTCCATACATGCCGCTTCGCTCCCGCGAAGCGGGAGAACGTGCGGCGCGTTGCGCCGTCAGGTCTCAACTCGTATTGAAATGCTTTCTGAATCAACATGACTTTAGCCTTCAATCTTAGAACTAGAGAGGTGAGTTCCTCAAGATGGCTCCACCATCATCGGGACTCAATTCCGGACTTTCATCCCCGCCCTGAAGGGCGGGGCTTTCAGTTTGCCTCAAGCCGGTAAAACCGGATCAAAAAGACCCGCTCCGCAATCACTGGGTTCATTGTCTCAATTTTTGTTTTGGGCAAAAGAACCGATCCTTGACCAGCCCACGGCGCAGGTGGCGGGGCCATCAGGTCGCGCTGCTCCCAGTGGAGCATAAATGAGTCGAACTTTTTGACATCCTCCGGAATGGGCCACGGAAGGCCAAACCTCTCCGCGATCACTCTCATCAAGCGATCTTCGATCACCTGGTAGGTCGAGCCCATCTCTGAGGCGCGCTTTATAGGGGTTGGAAGGTCAACCAGGTACGCCTCGGCGGCGTCGTGCAGAAGACCCCAAAGCGCATTTTCCGAGTTGCAGACGTTCGACGTGTGCCAGGAGTGCGTAGCCACCGAATAGAAACTCTTGCAGTGGCCGGCGAACCGGCACTGCTGAGACAAGGCATGCGCGATGTCGACGATATCAATCTCGTCAGCACGCGGATCAATTGGCCAAAACTGGCGGCCCGTGTAGGTCTGCATCCAGTCTCCCTTACGTTTCATTGATTTACCTCCGGGAACTGTTTCCACTCGCGGCCATCCAGCAGCGAGCCAGCAGCTTTCTTGCCGCACTTTAGATATTTCTGATCATCAAACTCAACAACGTGTGGCCCTATACTGTCAGCGGTCACCGGCAGGTACTCACCCCACTGCTTGAAGAAGAACGGCACGCCAGCCTCTTCGCATTGATCCCGCAGCCCACGCGCCCAGTCCGGGTTCATTGGTCGCGCGTTTGGTCCGCTTTCGCCGCCAGCGATAACCCAGTCGATGCTTGGCGTTTGATCGGGACATCCGCATCTGATTTTCGGATAATGCCGGCTGCAGTACCCAGAAAGCGGACCCCATAGCGGCCACGGTCCAGGACCAAGTTGGCTAAAATCGATTGGCCCCAGCAGCGGCTCGCAGCTTACAAAACGCACCGCCGCCGGAGTGTCGAGCAACCAAGGAATACGCTTATCCGCCGCCGCCTGATTCTCCACGCTCACGCCCAGCCAGACGTTAGGGAGTGGCCAAGCTATCGGCTGTAGCTTAGATTCGGTGCCAATCGGAAAATTAAGGCCGACTATCTTCGTCAAGCGATCCGTGCGAAGCACACTACTAGTCGTCAGATATTTCAGCATCCGTTCTGGTCGCTTGGTGAGCACCTGGAAGATGTGTTGCGGGCATAGCGCCATCACCGCGAAGATGCGGTCGCGCATTTCATCTGTTATGTTTTTGTGAAACAGGTCACTCATCGAGTTCACGAAGATGTGGCGCCGCCGCCCTCTCAAATTTCCGCCAAGAACGCCATATTCCTCATCTACAGACCCCCACTTTAGCGGATCCAGCAGATGTTTCTCGACTAGCTCAACCTTGCCGGTCCAGTGTCCGTCTTTGGTCAACCCCTCATATGGCTGGCCTTGGCCAGAGAACCGCGCAGCCATCCGCTCCGCGTAGCAATTCCTGCAACCCTCGCTCACCCGGCTGCATCCGCGCAGAGGGTTCCAGGTACTGTCCGTCCAGTCGATCTTCGTCTTTTCTCCCATAATCCCTCCGAGACGGGTATTACTGTCTGAAAGATCATATAAATACCCGTAGTAGTAGTAGTTCCCTGTGGAAAAGTGGATAAATCAACCAACAAGTTTTGTTTCTATGAGTTGCAAACACTCATCCTGTGGATATTTCTGTGGATCGTTTTGTGGATAATTGCAAAAACCGGTTGAAATCTTTAGTTTCCGCCGTAGTTTTGCACATTTTCCACAGCCTTATTTTTAACCCCTGTGGAAAATGTGCAAAAGTGTGAACCAATACAAACAACCTCAATGATTGGAAGTCGTTAAATCGTCCCTACTTTTCATAACTCCTTCATCTGGAACAATTCGCGCCGCTGCATCGATGGTCCGCAAAACCCCGAGCGCGTGCTCGTAACGAACCCGCATTTCGGTGGTCATATGCCAGCCGTTTTTCTCTCGCGACGGCTTGAGATTGTCTTCCAAGTCGGCAATCTTGATGATCCGGGCTGGAGCCGCGTGGCTCAGACCGTCGATGTACTCGCTGTAGCTCTGGCCTTTAGATCGGGTAAGAATTCTGACAAGAGAGAGAAAGGCTTCTCCAAAATATGATCGAATAGATCCTGTGGTTGTTGCAAGCACGAGCGGGTCGGCGTCCTCGAGCGTGTCGTGGAGCAAAGCCGCGGCGCGCAGGAATGGTGACGTCATGCGCTGAGAGACCCGGATTGGATGCAGGATATACGGTTCTCCCGCCTTGTCCTTCTGACCGTTGTGGACCTGAAGGGCAAGCGAAAGCGCGGTGTCAAAGTCGAATTTCTCGCGTGGATCAAAAATCAAAGCATACCTCCTCTAAAACGTGGTGTTGACGGTTAATGCGGATTCCGGCTTCTCTCATCATCCGCGTGATCGTGTTGCGGTGGACGCCCATCAAGTGCGCGGCGTGTTCGCAGTTCAGTTTGCTCTCCACCAGCGCCACAATCAAAAGTTCACGGCGCCAGGCGTATTCCAGATCGTCCAGAGAAAGACCCATATCGAATCCGGTGCGCGCTAAGTTGCGCAGGCGTCCATTGAGACTCACCGTGGCTGCAAGTTTTGTGTCAATCATGGTCGGCATTGGTCAGGCCATCCAGAGCTGTCATGCGATCGTGGCGCACATCGCTGTAGCTCTTCCATCCCGCCTCGGTAAACTCGCGGCTGTAGACCTCGCCGCGAGGCTTGATGGGATTCCAGTGTTCGTCGCAGAAGAGAAGGTAGTGCCACACGTCGAACTTCTTTCCGTGGTCGGTCACAGGCGGCTCGCACCAGAGTAGCTTCTTCTGCGCGCCAAAGAAACAGTCAAGCCACTTTTCAGTGGTCTTCGCGTCCTTCGGCAGACACTGGCGCAGACCGCCATAGTGCTCAGACTCAAAATTCGTTTCGTGAAAACTCAAGCTCAGATGCCGACAGCGGTCATAGTCAGGGTTCTTCCACCAGCCGGACGTGTGCATCCCCTCGTCGCGGCTGAAGAGCAACAGTGTTCCGGTCGGCGCGTGAAAGCCGCGAGCAAAGGTCTTATAGCTACATCCTCTGGGCGCTGCCGCTCGTGTGGCAAACATCGGCTTGCCGTCGAAGAGGATCAGTGTGGTGGCCACGGCCTGCATCAGCCAGGTCCCGTCAAAGTAGATGCACGGGCCACCGTCACCCATCACCATCAGTTGTAGATTCTTGTTCAACGCCTCCCCCGCTTTCTCTTTGTCTGGCAGATCTCGGTGATCTTGATGCCGTGAATCCACAGCATCAACTTGCGCTTGATGACGTATTCCTTGGTGCGGTGGCCCTTGGTGTCCTCAACCACCAGCTTCTTCGGTATTCGACCGCCGCCTCGAAGTTCATCGTCATCGCAAAAGCACTTCAGATAAACAAAATCGGCGATATATACCACGGGGCGTTCGCCGTCTTGCTTTGGAACTAGCTCGAACGTCACCTGCTCGCGCAGATCTTTGATCAAGCCGGCGCGCTCCCAGGTGTGCAGCTCGATGGATCGGTCATCCTCAGCCTTGGATGCGTGGCCGCCAGTGGGTCGTGAGTGCATCTTGGCGCCAGAGCCGCCGGTGCAGGCACGACACTTGGGGCGCTTTCGCTTGAGTTGCGCTGGGGCGAAATCGCTGGCCATCTTGATGTCTCCGCACTCCAGACAAAGAACCTTCTGTTCGTCTGGAGCGGGCAATGGATCAAAAGTCATCTTTCGTCCGATAGCGCCTGGCGGCAGTGGCGGCAAGTCAAGTTCCATCCCGGTCGCCGTGTTGTTTTTCATATCAAAGACTAAACCTTCGAGCGAAAACCCTAAAGAGGACGATGGAGTCGCAGTCCCATGTGTGAAATCCGGTTGCTGATGAATTTTTGAGCCTTCAAGCTTCCCCATACCAGCCACTCCCATCCTTCCAACCAAAGCGGAGCGCAGAGCCAAACCCAGCGCCTTCTTGTTGTGCCACATTCAGAGCAGTGCCAGCTTTTCCATTCAGATCCAAGTTGGAACATCTCGTCAGGCGGAATTTTATGTTCGTTGGCGCACATCAGAACCCGCTTGCGACCGTTCAGGCCGGGGTGGCGTCGGTGGCGCGTGTAGTCTGGCGTCAGGTTCTCCGGGCGGGTGACCGTGCTCATTTGCTCACATTATCTAGGTCGTAAACCCAGCGCCACGGCTTGTCGTCGCCGTATTTATCATGCCAGAAACGCATAAACTCACCTCTGGCGAGAATGATTCCTGCGCCTAACATCCTAGCCATCTCTTTGATGTGTGGAGCGGAATCGCTGATCTGAATATCGGCTACGTCCTTTTCGGAGAACTTTATAGGTTCAAACCCTTCCGCAATCGCGTCCTCTTCGCTGATCTCCGGCCCACGCTCTACCCGTATGCCGGTGACTCGCTTGCGTGTGCGGGACGCCCATGGTGGCATAAAAAAGGGAGATGCCCAATTCCCCGGTTTTAGACAAACCTTCAGAAGAGCATAATCGGCTGGAACTTCCGGGATTTCCATAGTTCTCTCGGTCCCGTCTGCTGCATAAACGATGTGCATGGATTCGTAGCACCATGTGCCTGTCCACGTTTCCTTGACGTAGAAGATGTCGCCGACCTGCACCGGGCAAACGCTGTGATATTTCCAGCAAGGAAAATCTACATCTTTTTCCGCACACCAAAGGCAGATGTTACCGTGAATCTTTGGATACGGAAACATCTTCTCTAATCCCTTTGGCGGTTGAGCCTTCATCGGCCTTCTATCCTGCGTCTGCCGTCCCTCATGCAGGGCCAGCGCCACGCTTGCAGTGCATAACAATCCTCGCTCTTTCATCCCTGCTCCTTGTAGAAGTTTCCCTTTAACCAATTGAACTGAAAGTCCCAAAGAAAAAACATTGCCTCGAAGATGAATCCCGTCTTGTCAAAGGCGATGTTTATTCCAAAGCAATACTTGAAGCTGTCTTCGTCCGCAACGCGCCAAATTAACTCAGGTTTCATCCCTGCTCCTTCCATCCCCTACACCGCTCCGCATGCAGGGCCAGCGCCACGCTTGACGTGCATAACAATCCGTGTTCCTTCACTGCTTCCACCTCACTGGCACCAACTCTGCAAGCGCCTTCTGTTCGCGCATCAAGATTTCCATTGCGTAGTCAGGGGTCACGTGCAAACCCGCAAGAAGGCCGCCAAGCCACTCGATGCCCTTCTTTCGGTGCTCGATCTGTTCCTGCGTTTCAGGGGAGGTAGAGGCTTGCTTGTAGAGTTGTTCTTTGTAGTCGTTGAACTGATCGCGTAGATGGTCGCGATCTGCCAGCGCATCTAAAACGAATTTTTCAAGGCACGTTCCGCACAAGTCGCCTTTTTCAAACTCCATTCCATCAGGCACGTAAACCGTGGCCCCGCATTTTGCACATTCAGGCATTACCATTCTCCTGCTTTTCCCAATTCTCCAGGCTTTCTGTAACCGCCAAGTTGACCAGACCGGACCGGCTGAGTCCGCGCTTGCGGGCTCGGGTGTCAATTCTGATCAGGATGTCTGCCGCAAAACTCACACAGACTGTCTTCTTAACAGAGCGGTGCGGGGCCTTGCGGAATTTTTTCGATGAGCTATCCAGGTCGATGTTCACAAACCAACCGTAGCTGTTTTTGAATAAGAAGTCAAGAAAAATAATCATTTCTATATTTTTCTTATTGACATTTTATGTTTTTCGGTTACTCTAAGGTCAGTTCAGGAGGTTCGCCATGAACGCCGTTGCCGAGCAAATGTCGCTGTTCACCGTCCCGCAGGTTGGGCGTGTGGCTGCTGCGCCGGAGCCTGAGCGTCAGGTAACCTTCGCAGAGATGGCTTACACTTGGGTCCAGAAGCGCAAGGGAGCGCGTGGGGGTGAGAGAGTCTGCCAGCACTGCCACCGGCCCGAGTCGGACCTTGGCAACCTGAGCGACGGCGAGCCATGTGTGATTGATGAGGTGACCGGCTACTGCTCGGCGCCGCATTGCCTGGCTGCTGCCGCACGCACCTTCAAGGGGAAACTGGATATTGGGGGACGGCGTGCTGCTAGTTTGTGACGAGGTCAAGCCTCTTGAACCGCTCAGAGCCTGTGGATTACATTGCTCGGCTGACGCGATATATTGTCAGCAGTGCGTCGAAAGGCCTCCATGGGCCGTGATTGCTCAGTTGCTAGACGACGAGCGGCTGCCTGAAGGAAGTTTCCCGTTGGTTGATGACGAACTGGAGATTCTGTGAATAGTCAAAGTATCCTTGGTCTTCTTTTGAAGGCCCACGCACAAGTTGCCGCGCAGGCACACGGCGAAGAGTTTATCCACCACAACACTTCAGCTATGTGCTGCTATGAAACAGCTCAAACGAGCATTGAATCTGCTATTTTCAGCGTTCACAATGCCGAGATTCACCAGTTTGGAAATTCAGTCAAGGAGGAACACATTGAAGAGCACCATCAACTATGAGCCGCGTGGAGACAGAGTAGTCGTCCGCCGGTTGGAACGTCCGGCGCCAAAGCCGGGCGAGGTCATTGTTCCGGGATCAATGCAAAAACAGCTTGACGAGGGTATCGTCGTGGCTGTCGGGCCTGGGCTGCGCAACCGGCTGACGTGGCAGATTGATCCGGTGGATATTGAACCGGGTGACCATGTTTGCTTTGGTGACTTTGCTGGATCTGAAATCGAAGTCGACGGTGAGAAGTTTCTTTCGATGCGCGATGAAGAGATCCATGGGCGTAGGCCGATCGGACCTCCGAAAGTTCCGCTTCCAATGGCGCTCATGTAATTAAGTTTGCGCGGGCAACCGTTCTGTAAAGTCTGGACGCTTCGGCGGGTTCTGTGGACGATTAAGGACTACGGACCCGCGCAATTCAGTAACCAAGTTTGCGCGGCTGCTCAAAATATCGAGGTCGCCGTCAACACGATGCGGGGTACAGAGTCATCATGTCCGCCTGCCGCGCAATTCATTGACCACCTCAATCACAGGAGAAAAACATGAAGCACATCTCACTTGTTGCACTTCTGGTTCTCGGCACGGCAATGGCCAGCGCTCAGATTCAGACCAACGTCAAACATGCGCTTGTAGCACCGGCCACAGAAAAACCCAGCCATCCCGCCGGAGTTGTTAAGCCAGCTTTGCCGCCAAGCGAAAAAACTGCGGCACCTGTTGTGCCGGATGCGCTCAAGTACCGCCTCCTGAAGGCTAAGGCTGCAGCGGCCGATGCCCAGCTCGAACTTGAGCACTCAAAGGTGTACAGGGATTTTTACGGATCTGCGGAGTTGCAAAAGTCGCAGGCGCTGGGAAATGCCTTCTCTCTGATCGTTCAGGAGCTGCAGGAGATCTGCGGAGTTGAGTATCAGATCAGCATGAGCGCCCAGGGTGACCCGGAATGTGTTGCCCGGCCCAAAGCGCCCACGCCGCAGAAGAGGTAGCGTTGTCGTCAGCACCAAACAAATTAAATTTGAAAGGCATGTATGTCCAAACAAACACTTTCTGGAGACAAGGCGCGCGCGGCACTCTTGCGCGGCGTCGATTCCGTTGTTGACCCCGTGAAGGTCACTCTCGGCCCACGTGGGCGCAACGTTATGTTGGACCGTCCAGGGCAGCCCCTGGCCACCCGCGACGGCGTAACCGTGGCGAAGGAAGTATCAGACCTTCCCGACCCGTTTGAGAACATGGGCGCGGCCTATGCGCGTGAGGTTGCCGACGCTGCGGTGACTGAGGCCGGGGACGGTACAACCACCGCCTCTGTAATCCTTCAGGCAATCGTCACCGAGGGCATGAAGCTGGTTTCCGCCGGGGCTGAGCCGCTACTGCTGGCTGACGGTATCCAGGTGGCGGCGGACGTTTGCGCTGCGACCATCAAAAGGTTAGCCATCAAAGCCACGCCGGAGCTGGTCAAGCAGGTTGCCATCATCTCCACCCACGGGGACGTGGAGCTAGGTTCACTGATCGCCGAGGCTACGCTGAAGGTCGGTGAACGTGGCGTGGTGGAGCTGAACGAAAGCCGTGACCACACAACCACCGTCGAATACCTCGAGGGATTCTACTTCGAGCGGGGATGGCGGGGCGCGAACGGGGCGAATCAGTTTTTTGTGAACGACCTCACCAGCCAGCGGTGCGTGCTGGACAACCCGTACATCCTTCTTTCCGAGCGCGTTATCGTCGGCGGGCAGAATATCGCAGGCGATCACATTTTCAAGATTCTTCAGGCGTGCATCATAGCCCGGAGGCCTCTGCTGATTGTGGCCGAGGATTTGACGGGTGACGCCCTGAATCTCTTCGCTGCCCAGGTTGCCGGTGGAACTATCCCTGGCGGGTGCTTTGTGAAACTGCCGGGCTATGGAGAATCGCGCACGGCCGCGCTGCTTGACCTTCAGATTGCGATCGGAGCCAAGCGTGTCCACTCGCAGACTTCGACGCGCGTTGACGACCAGCTCTCCAGCTTTACGCTTGACGATCTCGGAAGTTGCAAGCAGGCCATCATCTCTCCGACGCGAACCGTGCTGGTTGAGGGTGGTTTTGACGAAGAAAAGAAAACTGAGCGCATTCGCCAGTTGATTCAACAGTCGACGGACGCGACGAATCCCTACGAAAAGGAGCAGCTTGACCATCGCATTGCCCGGCTGACCGGCGGTGTGGCCGTGCTGCGCGTGGGCGCGTACTCTGAGCCCGCCATGATCGAGAAGAAGGCCCGCGCCGAGGATGCTGTACACGCTTGCCGAGGGGCGCTTGAGGCTGGCGTGGTGCCGGGCGGTGGCGTGGCGCTGCTTAGAGCGTCAAAACACAACTCGCCATTTTTCGAGAAAATCACTACAGATGGCGTGCGCCAGGGCGCACTGATTCTCTTGAACGCGATCCGCGAACCTGCAACTCAGATCGTTCGTAATGCTGGACGAAAGGATGCAGCGGAGATCGTAAGTGCCATCTTGCGCCAACCTGATTCACACGGCTATGATGCAGCCCACGGAACTTTCGGAGATATGTACGAGGCGGGCGTCGTTGATCCTGCCAAGGTTGCTCTTATTGCGCTGGAAAAGTCCGCTTCCATCGGTGCGTTGCTACTCACCACGGAAGTGCTTGTCAGTGACATTCCCGAGCCAAAACAGGCGGCTCCATCCAACATCCCAGCTATCTACCGGGGGTAGTTCAGTGCGGTTCTTACGGCTCTTGGCGTCGTTTCTGCTTATGATCTGTGGCTTGTATGCGCTCGAACCAAGGGCGCAGGGTCCGCAGTTGTATTTCGGAACGGCGCTTATGGGGGCCGCGTATCTTCTCGTTTGTCAACCAAAGAAATGAGGCGTCACAATGTCTGATTTTCCACGAGCTGATCTTGTCACAATTTGCCGAGGAGCTGCAATGGAACTTTTTCAGTCCGCTCTCGCGCAGGTCAACAATAACATCAAAGACCCAAATACCAGTGCGGGCAAAAAGCGAAAGATTATCCTGTCGTTTGAGTTTGCTCCGTCCCTTGACCGTTCCGGTGGAACCGCGACGGTGAAGGTCGATACCAAGCTCTCCAGCCACCAGGGAGTCGATGGGTCGTTCTATCTTCTGAAGAATGGACCGACCATTGAAGCCTTCACTCAAGATCACCGCCAGATGGGGATGTTTGACGGCAACGGTGAAGCTGAGTCCGTCGAAGATGCTTCCAAAGTCAATTAACTCGTTTGACATCGCACCAACAACCGTCTGTATCTACAGACAGAATGAGAGTTTGTAATGGATGCACAGACAATTCAAAAGATTGTAGACTTGGGAGCAGCCACAGAGCACCCAATTGATGGGCGTACTTACACAGACAAGCATCTTTCGCTTGTTAAACCTCCAGTTGCCGAGGCCTTTAGTGTCGGCACGCTGGATGGATTTGTAAACATGCTCGAAGCAGGGATCGATAGCTTTGACGCAAAAGATTTTGTGGTCCATATTGTGGACCATGAAGAAGTTAGGCTTGCCAAGCGCGAGGCAGATACATACGGAGATCGAATTGCAGCGCTTGTCGCCAAGCCCACGGAAGGCATTACGGTCTTTCGTTATTTCAATGCCTGGGGAGCGCAGGAAGACTTTATCATTGGCCTTCAGTCGCACTTCCAGGACTCCGAAGACCTCAAGAAGCTTCTTGATCTTGCCAGTCATATCGATCTAAAGGAGTCGGTAAAACTTGCAGACACTGGAGTGAGTCAGGAAGTAACAGCGCAGAAGGGCGTTGCGTTCAGGGAGCAAGTTGAAGTCAAGGCGCGCCTCAGTCTGAAGCCGTTCCGCACCTTCCGTGAACTTGACCAGCCGGCAAGTGACTTTATCTTCCGAGTCAAGAACGGCGTAGGTTTTGCCCTTTTCGAAGCTGATGGTGGTGCGTGGAAGATTGCGGCCATCAATGCCATTGCAGCCTGGCTGAAGAACAGATTACACACCTCTGAGGTCGAGCAGTTGGACACCCTACCTATTATCAGCTAACCACCGGGAGAAACAAATTGAGACCGAAAAAGGTTCTGCTGTGCGTCTCTTCAGACGCACAGCAGCTTTCCATTTTATCTTTTATGCTCTCCACCAACGGCTACAAGGTAGAAGCGTGTGACTCGTCAGCCAAGGCGCTTCTGTTTGCGCAAACACATGATTTTCGTGTGCTGATAGCCAGTCAAAAACTTGACGGATCAACAGGAGATGATCTGGTGCGACTCATTAACCCGTTGGCACCACGGTCACGTTCAATAATTATCTGCAAACCTGGAGAAATACCGGAAGATCATTTTGCTGACAGCTGCATGGTTGAGCCATACATAACAAGTGAACTTTTAGAGCATGTTCGTATTATGTGCAAACGAAAGCATAGGCCTCAAAGGAGAGTTGATCATGGAGATTCAAGGTCTAAATGAAGCCGTGAACGCGCAAATGAAAATCATCAAAAAAGAAGTTGATCGGCTTATCGATCAATGCAACTCAGGAAAAGTGTCGGAACAAAGTGTTGCGAAAATCGTTTCAGAGTCATTTGTAGCGGGTTATAATCGCTGTCTCTCTGATCGGGATAAGTTACCTCTTGCCGGGAGTGTTCAAGTCCCGACCTAACCTGATGCCCTTCCCTTTCTTCCGCTCATCCGCCAGGATGGCCTGTTCACGGTTCCAGGCTATTCTGGCCAAAGTTGTTTCGTCCACGCCCTCTTTGCGCTTTTCGTCTATTTCCTGCTGTAGCGCGGTCCGCGCCGGCATCTCGCTATTCAGCTTCCACGTGTTCCATCCTCCAGATGTTTCATCGTAGCTGTCGTCCTCCCATGCGCCGTGAATCTTCTTTACAGCCTTACGCTCGTCCACAATTCGGCTGCTGATTGCACGGTAGGTCAATGGTAAATCGGAAGAAGCTCTGGTCAACGTCAAAGCATTACTGGAAAGACCATTGTAGAGCACTTGGGCATTGCCGGCTGGATCATGTGCCCATTTCATTGTTGCTACGCCATGAGCATTCATTATTTCAGAGATCACAGCGTAAACGCTTTTACCCGCGCCGTGATGCTGATCCATTGCCTCGTCCATCACACAAAACGCTATGCGCGGTGGCTCGGGGTCACGAGCTTTTAGTTTCTTCAGCCAAGATTGCTGGGGGCCCTGAAAGGGAAAATCGGTTGAACCAAAGCCCTTTTCGCAAATTCCTAACGCGTAGTTTTTCGCTGACATCTTGCGCTCGATGCGCTCGCGCGTCTTGAACACCCGGCCATTCGGAGCCACGGCGTACAGGCCGGCGGCGGCCGCCGAGTTTCCGTAGCCATAGTCGATGGCCATGTAGTGCTGCCACCACCAGGAGTCGCCGATTGAGGCATAAGGGACAACGTCGTCCGGGCGCATAAAGTCGAAGTACAGGCCTGCGGCATTGCACCAGCACCCGTACAGGAGCTGCTGCTGCAGGGCTTTCGACTGGCTCATCAGGCCGGTCAGCTTCTCGCGGCCATAGAAGGGATTGTCGGCGAGGAAAAACGGAATGAAGGATGTGGTCTTGTAGACCGGAGAGTCGTCCGTCCAGCACGCTCCGCGGTAGATGCGTCCAGGGTAAACGCTAGTCTCGTAGGGGCGGTCGTCGGCGTAGGTTGCGGGGCTGTGAATTGGGCAGCGATTGCGCAGAAAGACTTTCATCTGCCAGCCATGGCCGATGCCGCCAGGGTTGCTCGTGAAGCGGCCGCGAACAAATAGTCCAGAGTCTATTGGGGCCGCCAGCCAGCCGATCATGAATTTGATTCGGTGTTCCGGGTGCTGGCCGGTCTCGTCAATTCCGAGCCAACTATATGGGTTTCCCTGGTAGCGATCCAGATCCTTGTCTTTGGCCAGATAGCCGGGTCGGATCGTGGCTCCGCTCGGAAATAGCCAGTGCCTGAACCGGCTGACCCATCGACCACAATAAGGCTTCGGCTCGTACATCTTCTGCTGAACGTCTTCTAGTTGCTGCATCTCCTGAAAGGAACGGCGAATCAGCAGAGCACGCAGACGAGGGTTTTTGTACTCCTGAACGGCATCAGCAGCAAGAACGATGGTTTTTCCGCCACCTGAAGCACCTCCGCCCATCAGCAATTCAGCGCGTGAATTAAGAAATGCCTGCTGCCCAGCATTGGCGGGCCACCAGGCTGGCTCTACGCCCTCTGGAGGAAATTCAAAAGGCGGAAACCACTTGCCCATGGACGGAATTGAAATAGGGCTGGCGCTCATCCCAGGTCCACCGTGATGACTTTGCTTTGAGGCGTTCTCTTAACAAGCGATGCGGAGATCGGCGTATCAATTGACTCGCCAATTGCTGACAGGACTACTGACTTTGAAGCGTCAGGGTTCTTCTCTGGGACCAAGTCAAAAACTTGGTTGTTATCGGCTGGCCTTTCAATGGGTTCATCGGCGGGCTTCTCGGCGCGTAGCCGGGCAAAGACGGCTGTATATATTCCTGCTCCCTTGCTGGCTGTGCTGTCGTTGTCTCCGGGGGCGACGCGGCGGGTGTTGCCCTGCTCGAGAATACCCTTGATGACAAATGCGGCTTGGATGGCGGCCAGCTTTTGTTGTGGATGTATATTTTGATCGAGTCCGACTGCCATGCGCATCAACTGATCTTCGAGAACCGTCTCGTCAATCCGTTGCAGCGGAGCGCTGACCACGGCGGCCAGCTCATTCTGCGCGGCCTTCTTTTCTTCTTCGGCCTTGCGGGCGTCCTGCTCGATCTTCGCCGTGACCTGAAGAACCGCATCACCCACCAGCTCCTGGCGGCGCTGCTCATCCCAGACTGGCTGCATCTGGCGCTTGATCTCGCTCTGCACCCGCTTCTTAGCCAGAAATCTTTTTGCTGTTCCCACCTTCAGCTTTGCCCGGCGCTCAGCATATGCAATCTTTTCCTCGACCGCGCCCTCTTTCACGTAGAAGCGAATGAATCGCTTCTCGTCGGTGGTCGGGCTACTGATCCCCCTTTTCTGAGTGGTCTTACTGGGCATTGCGGGCACTCCGGGCGGTGCAACTACTGTCCATCCTATCAAAGCTATTGTGGGCCAACCGTGATTCCCTTGTCTTTAAGCCGCGCTTCCAGTTCGTTCGTGGCGTCGATTCCCTTGTCCTTGGCAGTGGCTTCGAGTGAGCGTGAGGCTTTCTCTGTGATTACGTCCTTCAGTTCCGCCCGCTCTCCCGCGCCAGCCTTGTTCCAGATCGACATCGCGTCATCCATGCTGAGGTGTAAAACGTCGTACTGAAACTCGGTCATTCCGGCCCGGAGAATGATTGTTGAGGCAGCACGCGAACTCATCTTTCCATTGGCGACCTTGTCGCGGATGTCGTCCACCATCTTCTGCGCTGGCTCTGGCCATGCGCTCGGGTTGTCTCCAATCGCACCAGCGTCCCGCAGTTTCTTGACCTCCTGGACATTGGCGCGGGCTTCGTCCATCTTCTCTTCGGTTCCGGGACGATCAGGAATATCGCTCAGCCGCAGCTCGTGCGCTTCCTGCTCGAGTGGCGAACGATAATTTCCAAGCTGAAGACCGGCGCTCGTAAAGAGGGAATCGACCCAGCCCTCGTCAGAAGTGGTGAAGAGCTTTTGCACTTGGATGGGAGCCATCTGTTTCAGGTAATTTTTGGCAAAGTTCATCTTGCTCTCTTGACGGCCAAAGTTGTCGCGGCCGGTCAAGAACTCAATCGCCGGGCGCAGCGTTGCGGGGTTCAGGCGGTTGTATGCCCAGGTTACAGGGTTCTTGATAAGCTCCATCATGTCTCCCTGAACCATCCGGAGGCCGATATGCTTGTCACCCAAGACGCCCCAGCTCTTGGGAGTCACCACAACCAGTGCGTCTTGCCAATCCCAGTGGGCGCCCTTCGCTCCCTGATCGCGGTTGATGACGGCGTTCGTGATCCGGCAGATGCCGTACATCACCAGCGCTCCGCGCAGAAGCGCCGCAAGCTGTTCGGTGTGGAGTGGTGGGGGTGTCTGTGTGCTCTTGAATGGCTTGGCCGCGACACGGGCCGCCAGACGTGGAATCTCTCCAATACCCTGAGCCGCAAACTGAATGCGAGCCTTTGTAAAGTCTGGGCTGAAAAGCAGTAGATGCTCGATCGCCTGATAGGTCTTATTGTTCATCCGGTTCAACTGCTCAAAGAACGCGGGGTCGAGTCCGCCAAACGCGGCGTTTGCCTGTTGCGCGGTCAGCAAGTGAATCTCGTCACGGGTCATGGTTGCAGCCTTGCCGTCCTTGGCCCCTCCGAAACGCTCCATGTTCCTTGCGAAGGCCTGCTTGTACATCTCCGCTTTCAGCCGCGGGATATAGTCACGGAAAAGGTAGCGGTGATACGTTCCCATGCCGGGCAGAGTACTCAGAACGCCTGTCGTGTCGATGTTCAGAAGATTCAGGCCGTGGGCCACACCCTCCAGCACGATTGGGTTGTTGGCCTGCTCGTCCATGCTGGGTAGC